AGGGAGCGGCCGGTGTCGCGTAAGTGGTCCGATCTCCGCCCGACCGTGGTTCCGCCACGGCCGAACGTCGAGGAGCCGATCGAGACGGTCGTGCTCCGCCTGTCGGGCACGGCTGACGGCCGGCGCCTGTTCGAGTACCTGATGGAAAAGGCCCTGGAGCCCGTGCCCGTCAACGTCTCGGAGGCGCAACTGCGCGAGGCCGACGGGGTGCGCCGCATGGTGCAGGCCCTGCGCCAGATGACGGTCATCGTCCAGGTCTGAGACGCACACTGGGTGTGCGTTGGCGGCAAGTGAATAGGCCCGCAATTTGCGGCCATGATCGAACCTGTACCCACAGAAGCGACGACCGAAGCCCCCGTCACCGAGGCGCCCGCCCCTGTGCCGGCCGAGGCGGGTGTCACGGCCCAGACGCGCCCTGACTGGCTCCCCGAATCGTTCTGGGACGCCGAGGCGAACGCCCCCAAGGCTGAAGACCTGACCGCGCGCCTCTCCCGCGCCGACGAACTTGAGGCCGCCGAAGCCGCCCGCCGCGAAGGCGTTCCGGCCGGAGCCGACGAGTACAAGCTGGACCTGCCTGAGAACGTCGTCGGCCTTGACGGTCAACCCGTTCGCCTGATCCCCGACGATCCGGGCACCAAGGAAGCGCAGGCCCTGGCCGCCGAACTTGGTCTCAGCCAGGCGTCCTTCACCAAACTGGTCGCCTTCCATGCCGGCCAACTGCTCGGCGCCCAGAAGGCGCAGGCCGAACAGTTCCAGGCCGAGATGGCCGCCGAGCTCACCAAGCTGGGCACCAACGCCAAGGCCCGTGTCGACGCCGTGTCGTCCGGTCTCGGCCAACACCTGGGCGACAAGGCGCAAGCCCTGCTCGACGCGATGGGTACGGCCGATGCGGTCGAAGCCCTCGAAACCCTTCTCGCCAAGGTCTCGGCCCCGGCGATCTCCGCTTCACCCCAAGCCGAGGCTGGCCCCCAGTCCCTCGCTCAACGCCTCTACGGGAGCTGACCTAAATGGCCGCTATCGGCGCCTCTTTCTTCTCGCTCGCTGACCTGCACAAGGGCAGCAACCCCGCCATTGGCGCGACCATCGAGCTCCTGACCCAGCTCAACCCCATCATGGAAGATGCGGTGACGGTCGAGTGCAACATGGGCACCGTTCACCGCCACAGCATCCGCACCGGCCTGCCGTCGGTTGCCTGGGGCAAGCTCTACCAGGGCGTCGCGCAGTCGAAGTCCAGCAAGCAACAGGTCGACGACACGACCGGCTTCATCGAGGGCCTGTCGTCCATCGACAAGCGCCTGCTGGATCTGGCCACCGCCGCCAACCAATCCGAGGCCGAAGTCCGGCTCGGCGAGGCCCGCGCCTATCTGGAAGCCATGTCGCAGGAGTTCGCGACCAGCTTCTTCTACGCCGACACCGCGACCACCCCCGAGAAGTTCAAGGGCCTGGGCGCCCGCTACAACCTCTCGACCGGCCCGATCGGCAACCAGGTCGTGAAGGCCGGCGGCTCCGGTTCGGACAACACCTCGATCTGGTTCGTCACCTGGTCGCCCGACCACACCATGCTGCTGCACCCGCAGGGCACGGCCGGCGGCGTGACCCGCGAAGACAAGGGCGAGCAGCGCATCCTCGACGGTTCCTCGAACCCCTACTATGTCAAGGAAGAACTGTTCACCCAGCACACCGGCGTCGCCGTGAAGGACTGGCGCTACAACGCCCGGGTCTGCAACATCGACGTCTCGGACCTCCGCGCCGGCACCGTCGACATCTACGACTACCTGCGCACCGCCTTCTACCGTCTGCAGGCGCGCCGCGTCCCCGGCGGCAAGCAGGTCATCTACATGAACCGCGACGTGCTGGAATGCCTGGACCGTCTGGGCAGCAACAGCGGCTCGTCCGACAACTTCGTCCGGCTCACCCCGATGGAAGTCGAGGGCAAGGAAGTCATGTCGTACCGCGGCATCCCGATCCGCGAAGTCGACGCCATCGTCAACACCGAAACCCTCGTCAGCTAAGGGACGCACCAGCTATGATCTTCTCCGCGCAAGACGAGTTCTCGAACAAGCAGGCCGTGACCGCTTCGGCGGCCTCGACCAACTACATCGACCTGCTGGCCACCGGCACGCCCTTCGGCGCCGCCGCGGCCCTCAACCGTGATCTGGGCAAGGGCGGGAAGATCCCGCTGCACATCCAGGTCACGACCGCCTTCGCCACGCTGACCAGCCTGAAGGTGGCGGTGCAGACGGACGACAACTCGTCCTTCTCGTCCGCCACCACCGTGCTGGAAACCGAAGCCATCGCTGCGGCCACCCTGGTCGCGGGCTACGTGTTCAACATCGACAGCATCCCGCTGAAGACGAGCGAACGCTATGTCCGCCTCTACTACACCGTGGCCGGCTCCGACGCCACCGCCGGCAACATCCAGGCGGGCATCACCATGGGCAACCAACAGGCCCCGATCTAATGGCCCGGTATCGCGCGACCGCATACATTCCGGGTCTCGCGGTCGAGGGCGCCGAGTTCGAATCGGACTTGGTGCCCGGCCTGGCCTGGGAGCCGCTGGACAAGGAAGCCAAGGACGCCGTGAAGGCGACCGAGGTGGCGCGAGCCGAGAGGATCGAAGCCGCCAAAGCCGCCCTTGCCGCCAAGCGGAACAAGGCTGTTCCGGCGCCCAAGGTCGATCCCAAGATCGTCGAGCTGGAGGCCGAGCTTGAGAAAGCCTGGGCCGAAGTCGAGGCGCTCAAGGCCGCCGCCGTCAAGAAGTAACGAGTTCCCGCCCGCTGCGTCCCCCGCGCCTTCCTTCGCGGGCGGTAAGCCCCCGGTCAGCAATGGCCGGGGGTTTTGCCATGTGCGTTGAGCCTCCACTCCCAATAGGGACCATGCTCCTATGCCCCGCTACGCCAACGCCATCGAGGTGATCCAGGCCGCGCTTCACCGAGTCGGCGAGGCGTCCATCTCCTCGCTCACCGACGGAAGCGCCGCCGCGTCGGTCGCCAACGCCAACTATGAGGGCGTGGTCGGAGACCTGCTCGAGCGCCACGCCTGGACGTGGGCGACGAAGACGGCCGACCTGACCCTGATCGGCGAGTCCGACAACGCCAGTTGGGGCTACGAGTACGCCCTGCCGGATGACTGCATCAACCTGCGCTTCGTGACGCACCAGGGCCTGCCGATCGGCGAGGGCCACTGGACGCTGCAGGGCGACAAGGTGCTGGTGCATTCCGAGTCCGAGTATCAGGCGACCTACACCTGGCGCGCCACGGAGTCCGTGTGGCCCTACAACTTCGGCGAGGCCATCGTCACCCGCCTGCAGGCCCTGTTCCTGGGCGGCCTTCTGGACCGCTGGCAGGAGGCGCGCCTGATCGAGAAGGACGCCGAGGCCAAGATCATGCGGGCGATGACCCGCGACAAGCGACAAGCGCCAGCCACCCGGGCGCAGCGCAGCGACTTGCCGGACGTCTGGCGCGGCCCCCGTCTGCGGATGCGCTAGATGGCCCGGCGCTGGCAGTTCACCAACGACATGTCGGGCGGCGAGATCGCCCCGGACTTCATGCAGCGGTCGGACGCCGTTGTCCGGGCCCGGGCGCTCAAGTCCGCCTCCAACATCCGCCTCCTGCCCGGCGGCGGGTTCGAGCGCCGCTGGGGCACGCGCAAGCTGGCTGACCTGTCCGGTGACGCCCGCCTTGAGTCCATCGGCTACGGCAACGACGACGCGCGGCTCATGCTGTTCTCGGAGGGCGCGTTCGCCTACCGCAACCTCGACGGCTCGCTGATCCAGACCGTGACCGGCTGCCCGTGGGGCGCCAACGACCTGCGCGTCATGCAGATCGCCGCGGAGGACCGGCGTCTGGTCGTGGTGTGCCGCAGCTTCACGCCGCAGATTCTGGACTACACCACCTCGACCTGGACGCTCGACGACTTTGCCTTTGCCGAGGGTCTCGGCGGATCCATCCGTCAGCCCTACTACCGCCTCGCGCCGCTGGGCATCACCCTGGCCCCGAGCGCGTACACGGGGACGGGCATCGACCTTGTGACCAGCGCGGACGTGTTCGTCGCCAACCATGTCGGCTCGCGCGTGCGCTATGCCGGCGTCGAGATCGAGATCACGGCCGTGACCGACGGCCAGAACGCCGAGGGCGATGTCATCGGCGACCTGTACCCGACCATGGACGTGACGGTGGCCAGCACGGCGGGCTTCCTCGTCGGCCAGTCGGTCTCCGGCCTCGACTCCGAAATCCTGGGCATCGTGTCCGACGTGGTGAGCGGCACGGTCGTGACCGTTCAACTGCTGGACAGCTACATCAGCTTCACCAACACCGAGAAGCTGGTCGGCCCGACCGCGACCACGACCGTCACCAGCTCGGCGACCAACGCCACGCCGGCCGCGACCGTCGAATGGGACGAGCAGCTTGTCGGCCCGGCGCGCGGCTATCCCGGCGCCTGTGTGCTGCACCGCCGCCGCCTGCTGCTGGGCGACTTCCCGCAGGCGACCAACGTGTTGGCCGCATCCGCCATTGGCGACGTCACGGACTTCGACGTGGGCGACGGGGCGGACAATGACGCCATCGTCGAGCCGATCGGCAGCGACGGCACCATGAACATCCGCCACTTCGCC